TGTAAAATGAAAACATTGTTATTTTCCTATCTTGGTTTAGCTTTGTTTAAAACAGTCTTTGAAATCTCATTTAATCGATCAGCATATAAGCTATTCATCTTATCCGCCAATTCATCAATCACCTTAAATTCTCCGCCCCTATGCTGCTTGTGATCTGCTTTACATAGTTGATCAGCGTAAACGGAAGCGCTAATATGTTCCGCGTGTTGAGCGATATGCTTGGCTAGTGAATCTAAGTTGAATCTCTTCAATTCTTCATTACTAAGTTCAATATTAATTTTCATTCTTTTGTTCCTCTCTTTCAAACTGGTTGATCATCTTTTTAGCCCAAGTAAAACCAGCATCACCACCCCAAAGAAGCCATGAGATATTAGCTTTGCTGGATTTGTCTTTGTGAAACTTTTTGTATGCGCTATGCCTTGAGAAAAAGGAATACATGCGCTTGATGGTCTGCTTGGATACTCTACCTTGAATCAAATTACTTGCGCGTTGAACACCGCTACCAATTCCCAATTTACCGGCTTGTTTAGAATCTAAACCACCGTGACCATATTCGCGCCGTAATTCTAGGCCTCTTTGCGCTGCATCTCTTACACCCTGTGGAACTTCGTAACTATCTCCCCCTTTGGTTAACTTGGTTCTTCGATATATGATATCAACCATCAAGGGAACTAAGCCATATTGAATCAAATCTTGAATATGCTCAGTTAAATCTTGTTCAGTACTATGCAAAACATGTTCTAGTAACAAGTGCATATTAGCGCTTCTTGTACAATCGCGATACACACGGCTGGCGAACATTTGAATTACTGGTTTTCTTATGATTCTTTGCTTCATCCTAACGCGTTCTTCATCGTCCACTTGAGTCAATTGTGTATCCATTTGATCGCAAAGAAAATCGTATTCATTCATGATTGCATCATTGACTATATCAAACACTTGTTTTTCACTTAATATCTTTGGATGCTCTGCAATCACTTCTTTCACTTCGTCAAGTCTGGGGTGCGGGTGCATTAGTGACTTGATTATCTCTTGAAACTTGATCATTGTTCTTTTTCCTCATGAAATGGGTTAAGAACATATTACTATAATTCAAAGAATCCTAATTTAAAAACTACCTTATTACTTAAATTTCAATGCTGAATTTGTGCTTAGTTGATTTCCCTATCTCTTCTTTGTTGTCTTCTGTTTCTTGTTCTTGTTGTCCTTGTTGCTCTGGTTCATCGTTTTCTTGCTCTTCATCTTGATCATTGTATTCATCATCTTCTTGATCCCCTTGATCTTGTTGTCCTTGGTCCTGTTGCGCTTGTTGTGCCATGCTTAAGCTAGTGATATACGCTTGACTTAGTACAATATCCCCGCCTTCAATGGGTTTTAAGTCGTACTTGGCGCGTATTTCATTGACCGTCATGTAATTGCTCACGCGTTGAATATCACCGGCTAAAACATCTTTCTCAGTATCCAAATCAAGACCCACGAATCTCAATTCATATTTATCTGAGACTTTGGATATAATAAACATGTTAATCCAATTTTGGATACTCCTAAGCAATGGATACAACCCCTTATCTTTTGAAGCTTGGATTCTTGCCCCTGGTCCCTGTTGAGTCAAAGCGCCTGTTTGTCCTTCTGTACCAAAAACGAACCCAAGTTCAGCGGGATCTATTTGAAACAAAGCACACGCTAATTTAGTTAAATACCCTATCCAAGTTGTATAGCCCATCTCTTCCGCGGTCCCACCAATATTGACGCTTTGTAGATCCTCTTTTAGTGTAGCATCAGGATCTAGTTGAACAATTGGGGTTCTTTTTGCTTGTGCTGCCCCGCTCAACATGGCATATAAATCACGCTTGAAATTTCTAAATGTTTGGGGTGTCATTTTACTCTTGAGAACTAAAATACTTGGCGCATGAATGCCATTTACAAAATTACTAGCATTATATGTTTCCGCGTTAACTAAATGGGTTACAACCCTTACAAGCTCCTCAAGCTCTGGGAATCCATACCCTTTAGCGAAATAGGTGGTTCTTGGCCTTCGGATGCAAAAAGCTAGTTGATCATGTTCAAAATCAGCTACTTTCTTGCCATTGATAATTTGGATATATCCAGAAGCTTCCCAATCTCGCCTACCTTCCTTCTTTTCCTCTTCAGTCAAAGCGCGCCGCCTAATGGTTGAAGCATCCACGGGCACAAAGCCAATAATATCACCCCTTCTATTTTTCATGATCTCAAAACACGCTTGATCATAAGTCAAACTATCGCGTAGGATCATTTTAATAAAAGCTTCAAAATTGAAAGCGCCGCCAAATCGATAACCTTCGCCACAGGTTTCAAGCCACCTTGTTAAATCCTGGATTTCTTTTGATTCTTCCGCGCTTGGCTTCTTGCTTTGATCCTTTAAGCGAATAATATAACCCGCTTTAAACTGGTCCTCTTGGGGTACGCAAAATTCAGCTATTTGATTGATTCTTGTTTGCAAAATTGCGCTTATCACTGGTACGCGGGAAATGAATTGTAGGATATCGTAATCAACGCCAAATGTTCCCTCGTGTACATTGTCGCGATAAGTATCGGAAGCTGAATAGATCGCTACATTTGTAGGGTCGATATCAAATGCTACTGGTTCAACCTTGCCCCCTTCATGCGCAATTTTCAAAGCTTTTTGAATCAAATTTTCACTTTCATCAGATAATTCCTCTAATGTTTCTTGCATTGCACTTTGATTTCTTCTTATTTGATACATAGTTCACCTTATTTTCTATGGTTTATTAGGTACATAATAAGCTTTTTAACATTGTTTAACAATTGACAAAATCAATAGATTTGCTGGGTCAATCAAAAATAATAAAATAATTTTGTAAAAATATTTGACACAACACAAAACATATATTAATCTTGGTACACCGTCCACCCTTTTTAAAGGAAAACCAAGATGCTAAATGCACAAGATATTCAAGCATTCTTCGATGAAGATACACGCTTTGAAGTAGAAGTAGCGCAAGTAAGCGCCTGTATGATTCAAGTTTCTTATAAGTCAAGTAAAATCGTACTCATGAATGACAAAAAAGAACAAGAAACCACCATTTCAACCACCATTTTACAAGATTCAGAACCAGCGTTAGGCTGTCCTGTACTTGTGCCCGTGTATAGAACAGATTCAGAAGAAGAACAAAGAATACTAAATTATCTTTTTGATCTTGTTTCTATTCAAGCGGTGATCGAAGAAGCACAAGAATTTGATATGGATATCAAAGTTATCTATGTTTCTTTACACCTATGTGAATACAAAATCATCTTTGATCCAGTGACTGAAATGGTGTGTTATCATAATGGGATCGATTTTGACTATAAAGACAAAGAAAGCCAGTATATGGTTATCAAGAAATTAGGTCAAGAAGCCAAGTTTCAAGAATTTGAGCATCATAGATTCAACGGTCAAAGAATCATTTACAAAGATGGCTGCTATTCTCCCTTGTGTGCTTTTGTCCAAGTAAATATTTTCAGTGAAGAAGCAAATTAACAAAAATAATAGTATCTAAATTAAACAAGCGCCACCAGCACAAGCCACTTCTTGAATGCCTTCTGTTTCATCGTGATCTTCAATAATAGAATCAAAGTCAAAATTCAATCGTTTAGAATGTAGCTTTTGCCAAAGTGTATACATCGAATACTTAGCTTCCCAATCTGCATGAACACTCTTCATAGATTCTAAGTAATCATGTTCTGCATCACCAAGATCATTTTTTTGCATTTCTAAATTATGCTTAATGAAGTCTTGGTATACTGCATCGATCATCTCGCACTCAGCTTCAAGCGCGTCTTTATCTTCTATGCGCTTCCCAGCTTCCTCAAGTAATGAAGTTACTTCTTTTAGCTTGGCAAGTCTTTCATCATTATACGCGCTTTTAATTTGTCTTTGTGCTTCTTTGTACTCGCGTTCTATTTGGGTTTTTGCAACATTATAAACTTCGTTGATTTGGTCCAGCTCATACACGCGTTGAAATGGCGCTTGGATATAATCATAATCGCCTGTTGCGCTTAAGAAACTAAGTCCACAAAAAGTACCTTGATTCTCATATAGGTATTTGCTTACTTCCCCCCATTCGGTAACCTTTACGGTAGTGGTATTGCTGACATTATGCACCGCTTTTTCTACGCTAGTAGGTCTAGAAGTTCCATATTTAACCCATGTCGTTTGAATCATTTTTACCAGATTCAAGAAGTCAATCGCTGATGCGTCCTCTTTGAATAAAGATACTGAGTCGCATTCAATCGCAAAAGATACAACTTCATCGGTTTTTGTGGGACTCCAGGCGCTTAATTCCACCGCTTCCGGAAGCGCTTTTTTATATGCTTGGACAATTGGCGAACTTGTATCAACCTGATTTCTTCTTATATACTTTTGCGCATGTTCCAAGTGAACACCACTTGCACAACCGAGGACAAGCGAAGCCGTGCCAGATGGTTTTACGCAAGTGATTCTAGATGCTGCATTGACCCCAATTGTTGGCGCAAAAGTCCTATTGATTAAACACGCGTGTTTAGCTAGATCGCTCAAAGTAGACTCTACTAGATCCTTTTGTTCTTTGTGTGCTTTGAAAAATATGGAATTAGCTAAACCAGTCAACGAAACGCCTAGTAAAGCTTCTCTTTCAAGTATTTTCTTTGATACATCGCCTAAATAAGTGGATTCAGTATATCCCGCCTGCATGGTTCCCAGCTTCGTGGCTAGTCGTACACAAGTAAACATCTCTTTGATTGTTTGGGGTTCAAAGTCTTTAAATTGACTTGCA